CCCGCGCGATCACCTGCGTATTTAACATATGCGGGAGCCTCCTAACGTTATTGCATTAGGTAGTCCAAACGCTATTGCAGTAGCGTTACCGTTAAAGACTAAGCAAATACGCGAAAACATGGTCATTTGCTTTTGCTTTTGCTCTTAGGGATGAGCTTGTTCACAGTTTCTTTTGATGGAATAGATATTGTATTAACACGCTCATTGAGCTTACGTTGTAATACAATCTCCTCACCACGATTGAGAATATGCACAACGCGAGCAATACCACAGCCCATTAGCTTTCCAATCTCACGATAGGTCAGCCCCTCTTGCCGTTTGCGATACGCTCTCTCGCAATCATAGAGACCAATCCAGCGCGAGACATCTTCGTCATCGTCGAGTCCTTCGATCTTGTCGGGATACTTGAGCCAACCTCTAGCGACAGCATCAAGCACAAGCTGAGGAGCTTGCTTGAGCAGAGTGAGCTTGGCTTGTGACTCTAACAGGTCGTCGTCTTCAATCTCTCCCTCTTGGACTTTGCGACACAGATACTTCTGAGTTCCTCCCATATTACTTAGCGGCTTTCTCTTCTAGTGCTTCGATCTTGTTGTGTAGATCAACAATGTTGTTGTTAGCTCTTGCTAATTGGACTTCCAGCTTACGAGCTAACACAAAGACAACTGATAGAACCATCGGGTCATAGTGCCTTCGCAGACGCTCAATCTCGGCATCACAAAGCGGTGTTGCTGAGCGTGTATCGTGGAAGAACTCTTCGGCTGGTGTCATGGCGCAAAATGGTTGATTGCAGGTCAGAACGGAATGTCATCTTCAGGCCCAAGCGGATCGTTAGCTGATACCTTCTTCTGTTGCGGTTGTGGTCGCTGGTCTAAGTCACTGTAGTTCCCGAGAATAGCTCCCTTCTTACCTTCTTGTCTGGCTTGCTTAGAGATAGACTGAACTATCATACCGTCGTTGCCGTATTGATCGCGGCCAGCTTTGTTAGCTATCAATGCAATATCTAAATAGGTTCCTGACTTACCTTTAAACAAATAGGTCTTATCAATCTTCGTAACGTCAATCTTGCCGGTTAACATGGTGTTTGTGGTGTTTGATTGCTACCGAGGGTTAGTCTCTCAGGTTGTTTAGGCTGTTGCAACTCTTGTTTAGAGTTTCTTTTAACTATCGAAGTCTGCGTCGGAGAATCGGCAGAACTCTCCGTTGTAGTGGAGCTTCACGATGCCGCACTCACCGTCACGCTGTTTGGCGATCACAATGATAGCCTCTCCCTTTGGTTGGTTGCGGTCTCGGTTAAGGAGTAGCACTAAGTCAGCGTCCCGCTCTATCTGACCGGAGTCTGCGAGATCGGTGAGTTTTGGAGCGCGTCCTTTGTCTTTTTCGTTCTCGCGGTTCAATTGCGCCAACGCGACGATTGCGGTCTTGGTATCGACTGCAACAGACTTCAATTTGCCAGAGACTTCAGCGATCTCATAAGTCCTCTTCTCGGCTGCTTTTGAGCCGTGGATCTTCTGCAAGTAGTCGATGAGTACCAGCTTGATTCCCCATTTTCGGACGGATCTTCGGATTAGAGCAGTGATGGAGGCGATATTGGAGACCGAAGAGCCAGAAGCGAAGTGGAGCGGACTGGCTGCGATCTTCGAGTTGGCAACACTCATGGCTCGAAAGCCGGACTCGTTCATTTCTCCGGTCTTGATGTCTTGCATTGGGACTGAGCCAACACTTGACACCATTCGACGCACGATTGATTCGTCGGACATCTCCAGCGAGATGAAGAGCGTCGGAACCTTTGAGCGAACAGTTGCGGCCTCAGCTATGGCAATCGCCATAGCGGTTTTACCGATGGATGGTCTGGCAGCTAAGATCGCAAGTTCTCCAAGCTGAAAGCCATCAGTCATTTTGTCCAAATGATGGAAGCCAGAAGTCACTCCGCTCAGCTGTCCCTTCCGGTTGAAACGCTCTTGGGTCGAGTCGATGAAACGGTTGACGACTGACTTTGAGGTTTGGATCGCGTCCTTAGAGACCTCAACGCTGAGTCCTGCTTCGGCATTAGAGACGATTTGATCGACGGAGAGGGTCACCACAGCGGACTCCCTTATCAGACGGTCTCCAGCGAAACGCAGCTTCCTCCGGTGGTAGCACTCCAAGACGCTCTTGGCGAACATCGGATAACCGGCTGGTGATGGGCAGAGTTCGTCGCAGCGGTTCCAAGTCTCGAAAGGCACACTGTCGGCTGGTCGAGTCTTTTTCCATTCCTTCATCAACTCGGCCATGTTGATTGGCTTGGACTGGTGGACGATGGACTTCAAGACCTCATAGGTCGCGCTGAGTTGGTCGTTCTGGATCGCTTCGCTTGGGACATCAGCGAAAGCTTCAAAGCAAACGTCTGAGCCACCAGAGATGCACGATCCAATCAGACCAAACTCATCTTCTTCAGAGTAGAATGGATCGCTCATGAGATGTAGTCCGCGAGATTCATTGAGAGAACAGTCTTGGACGTAGCTTGAATTGGCAGCGAAGGCTGATTGCTTTGCTTCGGCCTAAAGATTCCAGCCCAATTTGAAGCGATTGCATGGTCAACAATGCTTGGGAACTCAGCAGCGGAAAACTCAGTGGACCACTGAGTCAAAGCTTTTGAGAGTCCGGTCTTTTTGTAGGCTTGTCTCCGTTCGGATTTGTGTTGCAACCAGAGCTTAACGGCTTGAAGACAGTTTTCTGTCTGAAAGCTGTCTGGAAGCTCAACCCCAAAGCCAACATCCCACGGCGACTTTGGAGCCGCTGTGTCTTTCTTATTAGGAGTAGGAGTAGGAGATGGAGAGTTGACTTCCGGTTGCAACCGAATTTCAACCACGGTTGAACCGCTGTTGGATTCCGGTTGGGTATCCGGTTGAACCGCTGTTGACGCAAGCTTTCTCGATTCTGCGGATTTACGGCCTTTTTCAGACTGTTGTTGCAAGAATCGGTCTCTCTCGCTTCTTACAGTCTCAAGTCTTTCGTTTCTAAGCAGACCATCTTCGCACAACCGAAACTTAGCCAGTACGTCAACCGAGACGCAACCGCCGGTCAACCGCTGTTGCTTTTCGGTTTCAACCGGAATTGAACCACGGTTCCATTGATGGCAGAGAAGTCGGATGAATTGACCAACCTCTTCTTGGGACATTTCCAGCGTACCAGCTAAGAAGTCATCAGCATAGAACTGAAACGCTGGAGCCTTACGGGTTTTCTTGTCTTCGTTCATAGGTCTTGGGTTAGGGTTTTCCAAGCGATCATCATTGCCGCTGGCACTTGACCGTTGCCGATTGCTTTGAGTCGTTTGGCTCTATTGGGAACGACAGTTTCCAGCTTAGAATCTCTGTGTATGAGATCGGTTCTAGACTCGTCCAATCTTGCGGCCAACCCATCAACCACTCGACCCACGTTGGGTTCAGCTTCCCACCAACCAGAGAAGCCAGAGTTGGTGTTTTTCGATTGCGCTCTGCCGGATAGTTTCCCTCCTTTGCATTGTGCGCTGTCGGCGTGGGCCACATTCTCCTGCCAACCACTGTTTCCAAGTTCTGGTTGCGTTTGCTGCTCCAAGCTGATTTTGGGGTAATCGTTGCCGCCATTGCTGAACAGCTTCTTGGTGTCGGCCATTTTTCCAATGATCCATATTCTGTCTCTTTGATGATTGGCTCCTGCGTGATGCGCTCCCACAATACCCCATCGGCAATCATACCCCAGCGCGGAAAGGTCACCGATAACGGTTCCAAGTCCTCTGACCACAAGCAGCGGTGAGTTTTCCACCCATACGAAATCGGGTCGAACCTCACCAACAATTCGCGCCATGTGTTTCCACAAACCGCTTTTCTTGCCTTCAATTCCCGCCCCCCTTCCTGCTGAAGAGATGTCTTGGCATGGGAATCCTCCACTAACGATGTCGATTGAGCCTCTCCAGTGATTACCGTTGAACGTAGTGATGTTGTCCCAGATTGGGAACTGCTCCAACACTCCGTCTCGTTGCCGCGCCAATAGGCATTTTCTGGCGTAGGGATCAATCTCAACAGCGCATCTGGTGCGCCATCCAAGTTGTGATGCTGCCAACAAGCCTCCTCCAGCTCCTGCAAAAAGTGCCAACTCATTCATCTGTTCTCCAAAGAAAAACCCCCACAGGACAGAGGGTAGGAGATCGCAGGAAGGAGCTGCGAATGCCTCTGGCTGTGAGGGAAAAAGTTGTCATGGACCTTCTTGTTGCACCAACGCTCGCCTCCTACAGCTTACGTTGACCACTGACTTCTAACTCAGCACCGGACTTTCGTCCAGCTTGAACTTATCGAAAAACTCGGCTCTGGTGCGAACGTAAAACTGACCTTCTTTCCGGTAGATCACACAGAGCCGCTTGGTCTCTCCAATGCGGAGTTGCGCTTCGGAGATCAACTCAACGACCAGTTCAGGGTTTGTTTTTGAGCGAAATTGCATCTGTCGGGTAGTAGTGGAGCGTTGGATAATTACCGCGAGTCTTGGTGTCGATGCGGAACTTTTTGGACTGCATCAAACCAAGCTTAATGGCTCTGCCGAGAACTTGACCGGCAGCGTTGGGGCTAATATTCCAATCCATAGACCATTGAGCAGCAGTCTTCCAGCCGTCTGGAACCTCTTCGGCTTGCTTCTGGATGGCAGACCGTAGTCGCTTCAAAAGCTCGGCAGAGTCCACTTCTGTTCGTTTTGCGGCCATTGGTGAAGGTAGAGTTGTGCTGAGTTGTCGGTGTATTCGCCAAAAACTATCCCGTGAGACCAAGCTAGGGTTGATCTCCGTTTTCCTGCGTAATCCATCGCAGGAATGTCCGCAAGCGTTCCCACACAAAAGCCAATCGGATTTGATTGAGTTCGACCAGTTGCTTGACCTGCTCGGTGAGCGTGAGCCACAACGCAATTGCCAAAGGTTTCAGCGGAGTCACGCAAGAAGTTCTCACCATACATAACACCGTGTCCCCATCGAAATCCGCCCAACCGATAGAACGAGCGATCAAGTGCGTCGTTGTATTTGATAAATGTATGACAGTGTTTCTCAATTGGTTTTAACATTCGGTCCCATACAGCTTCAGCAAATCCTCTTACAACAGCGTTATGATGATTGAGATACTTCTTAGCTCTCTCATCATGGTTTCCCATTGTGAATACGGTTGGACGTAACTCATTAAGGAACTTTGCTCCTTCTTGGATATCGTCTAAATAGTCATCGGCTTGATCCGAGTCGTTCGGGTCTCGGAGTGAACCAGACCGCAATGCGGCAAGATCGTAAGCGTCGCCGAGATGGATTACTTCGTGCGGTTTGAACTTCTCTCGGAACAACAGCACCGCAGCGAGTGCATCTTGATTGGCTCGATTCCCATGACTGCAACCAATCGCCATGACTCGACGCTGGCTCTTTGTGATGTTCACAATTGGCAATAATCATAGAATTAGAGCTTAATCAAGACACACTCGCGTTGATAATCGTGAGATATGGTTACTTTACTCGCAGTTTGCCATTTCGGACGCTCCAAACCCAATACTGTGACACGTTGTACCGCTGAGACAGTTCTTTAAGCGTGTAAGTGTCATTCGCTTTCCGCACAGCATCGACGACTGACTGGTCAATGTGGCGACCGGATGGGCGACCAAGCTTCGGCTTTGGCTTCAGCTTGCGCTGAGGCTTCTCGACCGTCTGGCGAATCCCAAGCAGCTTTGAGATGGACTCTTTAGTTAGACCGAGTTTTTGCAGTATACTCATTTTGGAATAATTCTGGATGAAATGTGATAACGTGAAAATCAATAACGTGTCGTAGATATGCTCCCCAAGATTTGAAACCGAGTTTTGACGCTTCTTGTTGTAGTGCTGTTAGTGTTTTGTAATCCATCTCGAAAGATGTATTCACTTTGTCTCTGTTGTTATGTGGTTTATGTGATTCGATGGTCATGGTTTGGTCCTCCCATGAATCAGATCATAACTGCTGACCTCAATGTCATTGTCGCGGCAGATATGGAGCAGGTTTGATAGCTGTTTGTCCTTTGCTGCGTAGGCATCCTCCAGTCGCTTGATACGCTTAAGAAGTTCTGCTTTGTCCTGATTCAAATCGCTTATCGTTCTGATGTATGCAACGTGTGCATCGACTATTTGGCTCACATCTTTGCCTCCTTAGCTTTATCCCAAGCGAAGCAGTCATCAGGATCAGCGCAGAATAGTCGCATCGCATCCCCCGCCTCCTCCAGCCGCTTGATGCGCTCCATGTAGTGCTTGCAGTCTCCATCGTATTTGTCCCACAAAGCGCGGAGACGGTTTTCGAGTTCTGTAACGTGCTGCTTAAGATCTTCATTCTCCTTCGCCATGTCTCCGATGGATTTG